CGTTGGACGACCCGCACGGTATAGGGCTAGAAGGACCCACGATTTTGCATGCGGACCTCATTGGCGACGTTCTTTGCGAGGGCTTGGCGTAAGTACGGGCCAAAGGATCGCTGAACGCTGGTTTCTATGACACGCACAGCGGGGAAGCGTGCTGGGTATTGACCTGGCTGTACGGCAAGGAAAAGAGCACGCAACTTGTTTGATCGTTCTCGTCTGTAAACGCCAGGAGTGCGGCCCCCACCTGAAGGCTTTCCTATAAAAATGTTGCTACTAGTCCTGTTTGTATTTCCAACACTGTTGACGATCTTAGTAAGATTCGATTGGCTTACATTCCCATACCTATCTTTTTTCATGTAACGAGTAGGAACAAACTTTGTACCACGCGAAATGTCGCCTTTTGACAAACCAGCAAATTCAATTTCAAATCCCTTAACAGCACGAGACGTGCCAAGGATGTTGCCTGACAAATAACGATTACGTGGTGTTGGCCTGTCCTTAGGTGTAATAAGTATTTGCAAATTTCTTTTTTTAGCTGTAGTTGCAAAAAAGCCTTTAGATGTGTAGGGCTTAGGTTTGTCTAGATATTGCTTAGACGCGCCTTCTAATGCTTTAAAAGCATTGCGCTGCTTAGCCTGTGGCAATGCACGACCTGACACACTCGCGTTCATTGCTTGAGAAATGCTGAACGGCAACTGCTTGGTGTGCTCGTTCGTCCACTTGATAGCTTGTGGCAACTCAGATTTGATGTCTAAACGGATTGCCATGTGCTGCCTGTGCTTTCAACCAGTATTGCTGCAACTGCAAAATTTTGGGCCTTGCGTTGTGTGGTTGCGCGTGGCCTATGAAGTTACCGACTGTGATGCGTAGCGAGCCATTCGATAGCGTACGGATCTTGGCGTGTGGCGCGTCTGTAGGCATCACGTAACCTCCTTTCGTATTTTTCAAAGGCTTGCAGCTCATTTTGGCGCTGGATTTCGATAAGTCGAAGTTCAGTTGTCATTTGTACTTTTTAGGTTTGCGTGGCCAAGGGTGTGGACAATGCAATCGTTTATAACCAGCTCAGCATCAGAGCCTGGATCAATTTGTAGGCCATATTGATCAAGCCATTCAAGGATGGCGAGCCAAGCCAAATCAGCGCCGACCTGAGGGTTGATACAGGTATTAGCAAGCTTCATAGACATGTTTTGAATTGAGTGCCAAGCAAAACTGCAAGTTATCGTTATCAGCCAACAACAGGATGCAAAGACGAGTTAAGGCAAACCCTTTACCCCGCGCCCAAGCCGGCCCATCGGCTGACCCAGTACCACTGTTGCTGCACAAGGATCAAGGATCATGCAGGGCCCACCTGTCGGCCGACCTAGTCCCCTTGGCCTTGCGATTGCTTGGCAAACACACCATGGCATGCCAACTGCATATGCGCAACCCTCACCATGCAGGTTCGTCTGGGACTTTTTGTACATCCCCCACACAGGGGTCAACAGGCTGATCACGCAGAAGGTTGCTGTAGGTCTTGCCGATGTAGCCAGCAGGTGGCACGTCTAGATCTTGGATTGTCCAGTAGCCCTTCTCAATGCCGTTCCTAAGCGTGCGCAGAACAGATGGCAGGTCATTCAAACGCTGCATCAATAAGCCCTACTGGCCTTGTACTCGGCATCAGCGCCAGGATGCAGCTGGAACTTTCCAGGCATAATGCCCTCTACAGCGGGCGTGTAGGTGCAGTAACGACCAAGGTGGTCATATCGGCCCATGCAATACGGAGCAGCAGGACGCATCCGGCCGTCTAGCTGATTAAGGGCTGTTTCCATGTCACCGGCATAGACAGCTTTGTATTCAGCCGCAGACCCTTCGCGTGCAGACATAGGCACAACGGCAAACACAAAGTGATCAGCGGCTTCAGGTTCAAACAATTTCATCAAAGCTTCCAAGAGGGCTTTCGTTGTTCTGGTGTGTTTTCTTCGAGGTAAGTGGCATAACACTCATCTCTCAACCATCTGAAACAGTCAGGGAGAGGCGAGGCAAACTCGCCGCATCCCTGTCTTGTTTGTATGTCGTCAATAGCAGAAGACAAGGCACGCATCAAAGTCTCAGGTTGAGTCTCATCTGCAATTAACTGCTGCCAGACCTGAACGGCTTTTGGCTTTGACTGGCCATTGGCACGGTGACGGCAGGCTTGATAACGCTTCCAAAAAGCCTCAAATTCAGGCGTGCCCTTGGCCCGTTTAGCGCGTGATTTAACAGCGTTTTCAACTTTTTTTACAACATTATGTTTTTTGGGTTCAACTTTTTGGGCAGGGACTGTAACAGCCACCTCAAGCGGCTGATCTTCCGTATTGGCTACGCTGCGAGGTTGCTTAGGCGGAAGTATTGCACCTGTTAGAGGGCGAAGGTTACCTTGCTGGGTTCCCGCACCGACGTGGTACGCGGACAGTGTAGCAATGCTGTCAACACCTTTGATTCCTAAATCGATGAGATCCCTGATGATTACTGACCTTGTGCGATATGGCTTGACCTGAGAATCAAGCCAATCCAGCTGTTCTTGGCTAATTCGGAGGTGTACAGACGGCATACAAACGGTTGACGTTGTGGCGCAAAGGTGACACGTTGCGCCCACAATCGCAACCCCCCTTAAATGCTGCCTGATGTCCCCGGCTTGGTCTTCTACGAGCTAGCGCACAGATACCGGCTGTGGGATGAGTGGTTGCCTTACTGCGTCACTGAAGTGCTGTCTCAAGACGTTTCTCCAGCAGCCATTGCAGCAATGGAAAAGACACGGCACGGAGCTGATGGATGGGAAGCAAGGGGCAAAGCTGTTCATGTGGATTTCGCAAACCTGATGCGCGGAATCGATCACCCACAAGAAGAACGATGGAAACCCTGGACAGACGCCTTGCGTGCTGAGCCCTTGCTGCAAGGCGTTGAGCCTTTGGCCGTTGAACAGCCCCTGCTGAACAAAATCAAACGCTGTGGGGGAACACCAGATGCCATCTTTAAGACCGCAGACAATCGTGTTTTTATTGCCGACGTAAAGACTGTCTCTGATAAAAAGTATGTGTCGGGCCGCAAAGCGGCTACGGCCCAGCTCGGGGCTTATTTGGAATTTGCCTCAAGCTGCTACCACGGCAAGGTCTGGATCACTGACCTTTGTACGATCGTCGTTGGGCCTGGCAAGACCAAAGTCAAGTTCAGCGATCCTGCAGAGGCAACTAATCAGTGGCTTGATAGCTGGGGAAGATTCGAAGCCCGTTTACCTAATTGGTGATCATGAAGTGCCCAAAGTGCTGTGGACAAGTGATTTGTGTTCTTGAATCACGCCACACAAGCGAAACAACGGTGAGCCGTAGACGCCAGTGCAAGTTTTGTGATCATGTGTGGGCAACAGCTGAGATCATCGTTCCTGATACCGAATGGGGATGGAGAAGGATTAGCCCTGCAGATTCGCGCAAATCCGAGTTTGCGGTCAAAGAGGGAATGCTTAGACGGCTTTCAGCTGCATGAATTGGACTGAGATCCTTTTAAGGTCTGGCGTCCCAGAGCCCCCTGGCTATGCAGCGACAGTGGCAAAAATTAAAAACATGCCTAAACGTAAAAAGAAAAAAGGTAAAAGCAAGAAAAAGACTTGACATGGCATGCCACTTTGAGCATGATGCTTGGCATAAGCTTTTGCTCTCATGATTCGTTGCAACTCACGCAAGATGCGCACAGGGTTTTATGACCCTTACAAGGTGCCTGCAAAAACGAACATCGTCGTGACTATCGTTTGCGTTGCTTTGTTTGGTGCAGCCGCTTTTTACTCAATTGTCAGCACGCTGGACGAACAACAGATGTATCACTGTCAGCAGGGGTGGCAGCGTGCGTGCGAGGCACTCAAATAATAATGTCTCGCTTGTCTCGATATGTAAGAACCGATGAGTTTATTGCTGAGGCAAAACACAAAGCAAGACTTGCGCTTTGCCAAAAACATCCTAAACTCACAACGCTCGAACGAGCTTTTTACAAAGTTTACAAAAATGAAATCAGTCACAATCAAACTCGACTCTGACCGCCAGCAAAAACTGAAAGAAATTTCAGAATCAACCACAGGTCAAATTCAACAGGTGCAAGTGGCAGGCCAAACGTTTGAAGTTGAACAACGCAAGCTTTCAGCTACTGCTTTAGCTCTGGGGCTGTTGAATCAAGCCATTGACAAAGCGCACTCTGAACTTGCTTAGCTTTACTTTTTCAGTAGTAGGCACGCCAGTTCCTCAGGGTTCTGTGCGTGCTTACAACAGCCGAGTTGTGGCAAATAACGATCTTGCACTCGGTTGTTGGCGCTCTGACGTGGCTAGAGCTGCCTTAAAAGCACGGCCTGATGACTGGAATAAATCAGCTGCAGTGTCTTTGCACTGTGAGTTTGTTTTTCCTCGCCCAATGTCACACTATCGCACTGGAAAGTATGCAACGCAGTTGAAACCATCAGCACCAAAGCATCATACAAAAGCGCCTGATTGTGACAAACTGGTTAGGGCAGTCGGAGATTCCATTGGAGATGCAGTTGCTCAAGTACTACTTTTAAATGATTCACTGATCGTTTCACTTTTTGCAATTAAAAGGTATTCAACAGATGACTTCCTCGGTGCCATCATTACCGTCACGGCCCTTGATTGAGGCGCTTGTTTCGTTTCACAAAACAGTTCCTTCAATTAACAAAACTGCTAATGCTCAATATGGCAAATTTGCCGATCTTGAGACTGTGCTTTCTACTGTTACGCCACATTTAATTTGCAACGGGTTGGTTGTTTCTCAAACTTTTGAGCCAAGCCAAGGGCTTGAGCCAATTCTTATAACAAAACTTTTGCACGTAAGCGGGGCAGAACTAGAAAGCCGACTGCCAATGATCATAGGCAAAGGCAGAAACGCACTGCACGATTTTGGAAGTTCCTGCACTTATTTAAAAAGATATGCTTTGCTGGCCATGCTTGGCCTCACAGCTGATATGGACATTGATGGTGATTTTGCAGACGAGAAGCCATCAAGCAAGTCTGAGCCCAAAAAAATTGCAACTGTTAAGGATCAAAGTGATCAACAACATTTGCCATGGGAAAAACGAGCTATTCCGACTCAAGAACGAGAAGATCTAAAAAATTTAATTGAAAAAATGCCAGCAAACAAACGTGAAAAATTTCTACAATCCTACCGCCTTAAATTTGGTTTAGGCCCTGACGCTAATGTATGGCCTACAGTATTAGAACGTCAGCACCAGGCTTGGATTAAGGAACATGGATAAAATAGACAAAAAGCGTGAATGGCAGTCAAAAGCAGACCTAAAACGACGCTCTCAATTTTTTCAGGTGCGGCTTGACAAACAAATGGCAACGCAGTTGCAACACTATGCTGACAAACAACACCAAGGTGTTATAAACTCTGCTTTATCTACAATCGTTTCTAAGTTTTTTCACGGAAAATGAACGACCGCCAGCCTGACGCTTTCACCTTTTGGGGCAATTTCAACAAAAACAAGAACAAGGATGGCCACTACTGGTCACAGTTAGAAGTGCCCCTTGATGAATTACGCGCATTGTTTGAATGGGCAAAAACCGCTGACAGGACACAAAACCGTAAAGGTCAAGATTGCGTATCAATACGAGCCAACCTTATGCCGCGAACAAGTGAAACCGGCAATGATTATTTTTTGATGGCAATGAGCGATGCCAAGCCAAAACCAGCTGGGGACATTCCGTTTTAAAGTACACAAGAGAGCAGGAGGGGACTTCGTCCCCTTTTTTCATGCCTAAACCGATCATCAAACAAGTCAGTCAAAAAGGCGTCCTTTACTGGGAAGTAAGCCATGCCGGGATGACTCGGCTGTTTAGACATGACTGGCAAGCCAGATATCACTATGAAGCTTGCCTAAGGCATCAACGCTCAAAATCCATTAAGGACTGGTCGACTGACGCTATGTAATTGACGGCTTGCTTGAGCAATTTTGCCTGGTGCCAGCCTGTAGAAGTCAACGCAGTGCAGAGTCCCCGTAAAATTTTTATGTCGTCGCAACTTTCGATTTGCCGGAGAGTTGTTTCAAGGTATAACTCCTCTTCTAAGGTTTTTTCAGGAAGATTCATCCAGTCCATTGCAACGTTCTAGGGAATCCAAAAAACGGAGTTCAGAAGCGTATGGCTCCCTTGCACGCATGATGTCACCGACAACAGGAAACAGCCACTGATCAACCCGCACACAGTATTTAAAGTTGTACGGGTCCATACAGCCAATAACGACTGTTGTCCAGAACGCAGTGAGGTAACTCCAAACGACGTACCCGCTCATGCAAATAACACACCTTGCTCAACACAACTTGGAAGCTCTTTATTGCCCCACTGATCTCCCATGGCTTGAGCTACTCCTTCATAAGTTCTACTGCGCTCTTTCCAACGATCAGGCCCTGGAGGCATCTTAATTATGTTGCACTCTCTGCCCTCTACGCAGTTGCTTGGCCTAAGCCTTGGCAAATTCTTGAGCCAAAAACATGTCGCTTTTGTTTCGCCATGACCATGCTCCCATGGCTGAATAATTTGATCAGGCTTGCGAATTGCCGTGCTGATCATGCTGATAGGGTTTTCAATGCACCACCTTGGAATAGGTGCATCCATCAACAAACGGACAAATGCTAAAGCCTGATCAGTCAGAGCTGGATCACGTTTCCCTGAATAAGTGGCCCACATGCCGCTAATTGCAAGATAGGTGCACGGTGGATGGGCAATCATCAAATCCCAGCCATCGTGCAGCAACTCTTCAACAGGACATTGATAATGCCATTGAGAGTCTGCCTCGCACTCAAGCAAGTCACAAGACCAAGCATTATGCCCATAGCGACGAAAGGCATCGCGTACTCTTCCGCTGTACTCACAAGCAACTAAAACTCTCATGCGGCGTTTGGAATTACTTGCAAAACATCTACTAAGATTACCCAGGCTGTTAAAAGGCATGAGCAAACCACCTTAGATAAAACATTGCTTATTTGACCTCTGCATTTCACAGTTTCTCTACAAAAATTGCCCAACCGCTTCCAGGACCTTCTATTTGCCAACGTGGCAAAAATTCAGCAACTCTTACATTTATTCTGTAGCCGCTTAAGGCTTGGTTATGTGAGCCATTTTTTAAATCTGGCACGCCAGCTGGATCAGTCATTGTCAGGCTTGGATCGTTGCTGTAACGGCCTGAGTAGCCGTGCGCTACTGACCAATGGCCACAACTGGCACTACTGCAACTTGGTGCCTCAATTGGTCCGTTGTGGTGCCAGCCAAGCATGACTGGAATGTTTGCATCAACAGCTTTATAAACGTCGTTTATGTTTGCACTCTGAGTAAAGGTAACTTTCAACCCTAGACTCTTCAGAGTTTCTATGTGAGCCGCAACTGACGAGGTATCTCCAAACTTTTCTCTTTGTCTTGCATAACTTTCTTGGCTTTTCACAACTCTGTAAAAAGCGGCAACTGTTGCAGCTGCGCTCGTGAAACACATTCTTGCACCGTGCGGCAAGTCAAATTGTCGGAAGTAATGTGGCAACCAAATCTCCTGATCAATTCCGCTTGCTTTCCAAGCCTCAATCCAAGCTGCATCATCTTGTAAAAGCTCTTCTGGAATTGAGTCTTCCAACATTTTTACAGCTGCAAGCCTGTGTGGTATATCACGCTTGAAATGCTCAAAAAAAGGTAATAATGCCAACCCCATAGCTATAAGCCTCACTTTTCGAGCCTAGTTTCAGGTAGTAGCAGAATTTTCAAGTGGTCAATTGCTAAATCGTCTAAATCATTGTCCGTTCTTTTTACGATCTTTTCGAGCATGGCAACAATTAATTCCTTAAACGCTTTTGAGCGCCACGCCGTAAGCAAGACAGGCTTGAGGATTGCTAGAAGCATTTGCCTAAAGTCGTTACCCTTAAAGGGTAGCCCCGCTGTGCAATGGCAACCAATCCTGAAGAACATCACGAAAAGGAAGGCATCTGCATTGCTGATGTTGTCAAAGCAGTGGTGTTGGCTTGGAGCGCAACGCTGCTGACCGTTTCTTACTTAGGAATCTTTCCTCAGATGAAAATGGACAACACCTTTGTGGCATCGCTCCTAACCGGAGCAATGGCGTCGTTCGGCATCGAACGTAAGTCCAATGCCAATGGCAATAAGAAGCCGACTATCGTTGACAACAAAGACACTAAAGCTGGAATCAAATGAACCGAACACTTTTGGTATTAGCGATCACATTTGCAGCTGCTTTGCCTGCTAAGGCGGATTTAACACATCGGATTAGCAGCAGTGTGCAACTCGATGTTGGTGCCGCTTCAACCCGCGCCATACGAATCGGTAACAGTTACAGCATCAGCGGGAATGGGATTGACACAAGCGTGACTGCAGGTGGTTCAACTACCAGTGATGCTATTGGCGGACTTGGAGCAGCTACGCATGGCGTCAATGCCATAACGCTTCCAGACGTGACGCAAAAAACTGCCGGTAACTCTTTTACTTTTTCAACTAGCTATTCAGCAGGCGACACAATACCAACTAGCGCACCAACTGTTGGAGAAGTTCCTGCTTTTGGTGACATAACAAGCGAACTTCAAGGAACCGCAGGATCGTTAGCTGGGAGTATACAAACGTCTGGTGCTATTACATTGACCCCAGGTTCAGGAAACACCAGTGCAATAGGGCAGGTGATCAGTGAACTGCAAAGCCGTTAGCCCGTTATTGCTGCTGTTGGCCTCTCCAGTTGCAGCGATTCCAGTAGTTCCAAACTTCAGCCAGGGCCTCGTAACTTCCGTACAAGAATCTAAAACAGTGCTCAAAGAATCAATTGTTTCAGAGTCCCATCGTACGGGGTTTGAGTATTCTGTTTCAGGCACTGGTGTAGAACCAAGCGGTGGAATTATTAGCCCGTCCGTTCAGGGCACAGCTTTGCAGCTGTCAGATCGCACTAGCTGGGTGCAGACAACACCAGGGGCTGCCTTTCAGTTCGCCGAAACTTATCAAGGACCAGGCTTGATTGAAAAGGTAATAATTGAGCGAGAAACAATAACTGACACCATTGTCAATTCAACCAGCACCTTTAGCCAATGAAAGCAGTTATTGCAATGCTTTCGCTGGGTTTTTTGTATGGCTTGCCAGCGGCAAGTCAAGTAAGTGCTACAGCTAGCCCGGTATCAAATAGCAGCGGCTCAGTTGTTAATCAAGCTGTGCAAATAACTCCTGGTCAATATCAAAAATTTAGCTTTGGATCTGGAATTCAGTGTGACGGAGCAACGCTGAATATATCGCCTTTTGTGTCAGGTGTGCATTCTTTTGGCGATCCTAATAATCAGTATTATCAAGAGCCAGTGTATGACAACAGTGACAATTTTGGTTTAGTAGATCCAGAAACTGGGGTTGATGGTCCTGACGGAATTCCTGACCGCGCGGGACACATTTTATACTACAAACCGCAAAGAACAGGTTACCGTCAAAACTTCAGCAATAATTTTGGCATTACTGCAACTATTTCTGTCCCATTAGATCGTAGAGCTATAGATATGTGCTTAAAAGCAGCAGAGCGACAAGTTGAATTGTACGAACAAGCACTAGCAGATAAAAGGTTAAACTATGAGATTGGTCGTCTAAAAGCCTGTCAACAAGCAATTCGCGAAGGTTATGGTTTTTCAGACGCCAGCCCATTCAAGGCAATCTGTGCAGACGTTGTTTTGAAGCCTATTCCTGTTGAGGGGCACACACATCCCATTATTTACCCAGAGCCCGCCTCAGATCTCGAATGGCTGAATTCCGGTGATGCTGCGCAGCCCGCCGCTCCTTCAAAGATTCCAGTTTTACCTTACGGCCAAGTTTCTGATTAATTTTTTTTACTACTTTTTTTGTCAGTGGTTTAGCAAGCTTCTGCAAAATTGACGCTATAGGCTTGGCAAAAATAGCTACGGTCGTTGCAAAGGCAGCTGTCAAAGCGATTGAAGTTGTTGGACCAGCATCCGGTAAATAGTTGTTTAGCACTTGAGGCACAGGGACAGATGCCCAGGTCTTAACGCACTCACCATTTTTTAATTCATAACCAGTCAAAATTTGCGTGCCCAGCTTATTAAAAGTACCAATTTCTTTAGCACCAATCAGTGGCGGACATGGTGGGTCTGTTGGCAACCTAGGGAGGTCAGGCTTAACGCTTGGCGTTTGAGGAGCTGATTTCTGAGCCGGACTTGGAGCATCCGGCTTTTTTATTGGCACTTCGCGTGGTTTAACAAATTCAAAGTCACGCGGCCTGTAGTCCGGCGCTTCATAAACAGGAACAGTCCCCGTGCATAAAGTCAGCGTGCCGCGCGGATCCTCCTCAAAGGTCTCAACCCCAGCACCAGACGAGATTCGAGCACGGACACAGCCGGGCATGTCAATGATTGGCAGCTGAGTCGCTGTAACTGGTGGCGCTGTTGGTAGAACAGGGGGTGGAATGGGTTGACCTGCAGAAATGGCAGGAACACCAATGCCCTCAACGCCTATTTCAGGAATTTCTGGCATGAAGTCTGAACGGTTTACAGCAGGCGAACTTTGGATTGAACGTACCAAGCAACGCGAAGGGCCGCCTTACGTTTACACCTGCTTTTCAGGCAAGACATCTAGGTTATTTACTGACCCGAAAGCTCTGCTGAAATTTGTCCGTTGGCCTAAAGGAACACCAACAGGAGAGGCATTACGCGAATGGCTTGATTCGTTTAAGGGAAAGGAATCGGCAGACCAGTCTTCGTTGGTAGCTCAGGCATTACCTGTTCAATCTGCTCAGGAATCATCTCAGTAACCTTTTCAGTTACGTCACCAGTAATGCTGCCAACATACTTAGTGATCATGCCTGGAATGCGACTGTAAAAAGTCACTGTTGCAGCGACCATTGCGCCGCTCATTACAAAGGATGCGACAGACAAAACGTTGAAAACTTTTTGCATTTGACCGAAACACAGGTCACGGTC